AAGAAAATATTATTTCTTTCATTCAAGATTTTCCAAAAGAACTTGGTCTTGACAAATACATAGACTATGACCTACAATTTGAAAAGAGTTTTATTGACCCACTTAAGTCAATTCTTGATTCGATTGGATGGAGGGTGGAAAAAACAACAAGTCTTGATTCATTTTTTATCTGATGAACCTACCGATTACTGAACGTGAATTTGAAAAAATTCTTGAATTACTCAAAAGAACTGATGAAAAGCAGTTATACAATAAATTATGGACATTTAACTTTAATAGGAACAAATAACTATGGACTTTCTTAAGGAAATTGTAAAAGAGGTTGGTGGAGAGTATACACAACTCGCTGCTGATATTGATGAGACTGAAAAGTATGTTGATACGGGTTCATACATTTTTAATGCATTGGTTTCGGGTAGTATATTTGGCGGTGTATCTGGGAATAAGATTACTGCTATTGCTGGAGAGTCTTCTACTGGAAAGACTTTTTTCTCTCTTGCCGTTGTTAAGAACTTTCTTGATACTCATCCCGATGGTTACTGTCTCTACTTTGACACTGAGGCTGCTATCACTAAATCTCTCTTAGAATCAAGAGGCATTGACACTTCTCGTCTTGTAGTTGTTAATGTTGTAACTGTAGAAGAGTTTCGTAGTAAGGCACTCAAAGCAGTAGATTTGTATATGAAGAAACCTGAGGGTGATCGCAAACCTTGTATGTTTGTGCTAGACTCTTTGGGTATGCTTTCAACTAATAAAGAAATCGGAGATGCTCTTGCCGAAAAAGATTCAAGAGATATGACAAAAGCACAACTCATCAAAGGTGCTTTTCGTATGCTTACTTTGAAACTTGGTCAGGCAAGTATTCCAATGATTGTGACAAATCACACCTATGAAAGTATGAGTCTTTATGGTGGAAAACAAATGTCAGGTGGTTCAGGATTGCAATATGCTTCTTCAACAATCATTTACCTCTCTAAATCAAAAGAAAAAGATGGGACAGAAGTTATTGGAAATATTATTCGTGCTAAAACTCAAAAATCACGATTAAGTAAAGAAAACCAAGAAGTTCAAATTAGATTATTTTATGATGAAAGAGGACTTGATCGTTATTACGGTCTTCTAGAACTTGGTGAAGAAGCAGGAATGTGGAAGAATGTTGCAGGACGATATGAGATTAATGGTAAGAAGATTTATGGTAAAGAAATCTTAAAAAATCCTGACCAATATTTCACCGAAGAAGTAATGCAGCAACTTGATGCCGCCGCGAAACAACAATTCTCTTATGGAACGAATTGAGACAACGATTCTCAGAAACCTAATATTCAATGAAGATTACTCACGCAAAGTCATTCCTTTCATACAACCAGATTATTTTGAGCAAAAGACCGAGAAGGTCATTTTTGAGGAGATTGTCCAATTTATTGTTAAGTATGGTTCGGCAATCACAATCGAAGCACTCAATATTGAGGTAGAGAATCGAACTGATTTGACTGAAGATCAGATCAAAGAAATTAGGGAGATTAATAAGTCTCTTAACGATTCTGTTGTGGATAAACAGTGGTTGCTTGATACGACCGAAAAGTGGTGTCGTGATCGCGCAATTTATTTGGCACTTATGGAATCTATTCATATTGCTGATGGCAATAATGAAAAAAGGAATCGTGATGCGATTCCAAGTATTCTTTCAGATGCTCTTGCAGTGTCTTTTGACAATAATATTGGACACGACTACCTACAAAATTATGAAGAACGGTATGACTTTTACCACAGAAAAGAAGACAAAATTCCATTTGATTTAGAATATTTCAATAGAATTACTAAAGGGGGTCTTCCTAATAAGACTCTTAATATAATTTTAGCTGGAACTGGAGTTGGGAAAAGTTTGGCACTTTGTCATTTTGCATCATCAATTCTTCTTCAAGGTAAAAATGTTTTATACATTACTCTTGAAATGGCAGAAGAAAAAATTGCCGAAAGAATTGATGCTAATCTATTAAATGTTCCTATTCAGGAATTGGCAGATCTTTCTCGTCAAATGTTCGAAAATAAGGTAAATAGTATCGCTAAAAAAACACAGGGTTCTCTTGTAATTAAAGAATATCCAACTGCCTCTGCACACTCTGGACACTTTAAAGCACTTCTTAATGAATTGGCACTTAAGAAGTCATTTAAACCAGATATTATCTTTATTGATTATCTGAATATTTGTGCTTCCTCTAGGTTTAAAAATGGTAGTAATGTTAATTCTTACACAGTGATAAAATCAATTGCTGAAGAACTTAGGGGACTCGCCGTTGAGTTTAATGTTCCTATCTGTAGTGCCACACAAACTACTAGAAGTGGATTTGGTTCATCTGATCCAGAATTAACCGATACGAGTGAATCCTTTGGTCTTCCTGCTACTGCCGATCTTATGTTTGCTCTTATTAGCACAGAGGAACTTGAGCAGCTGGGGCAGATTATGGTAAAACAACTTAAAAATCGATACGCAGATCCAACTTTGTATAAGCGTTTTATTGTTGGTATTGATAGAGCAAAAATGCGTCTTTATGACTGTGAGCAAACTGCTCAAAAAGATATACTTGACTCCGGAAACGAAGACGAGTATAATGACTACGAAGACAAAAAACCCAAAAAGTCGTTTGAAGGATTTAAATTTTAATGGAAAACAAACACGTTAATTTTGATAAGTATGTGGAATTTGTAGATGTGGTTACTAGTGACGCATCCAAAGATTTTCTTGCTCTCTCTGACCGTCTGGTTGCTCTTGATGAGAAAGGTGCTAATATTGAGCGTCTTTTGACTGCTGGTGTTGGTATTAATGCGGAAGGTGGAGAATTTCTTGAGATTGTAAAAAAACTTGTGTTTCAATCAAAGCCTTGGAATGAAGATAATCGTGAACACTTGATCATTGAACTTGGTGATATTATGTGGTATGTTGCTCAAGCGTGTATTGCACTTGATATTAGTCTTGATGATGTGGTTGCTCGTAACGTACAAAAACTTCTTAAGCGTTATCCTGAAGGTGCTTTTGATGCATACTTTTCGGAAAACCGTGCTGCTGACGACCGTTAATAAATAACTCAAAAATGTCTTTGATTGGTAAGAGAAAAGGAAGACCAACTACAAGAATACAGTTTGATGCTATTCTTAAAAGATTCATTGTCTTCCTTAAAAGGGAAATTCGTTTGACTTATGACATTCCATATGTGCTGATAGATGATTCTGATTTTGCCAAAACTAATATGACTTTCGGTATGATGAATAGAGAAATACTTTATATTAGTGTTATCAATCGCCATCCTGTGGACATTTTGAGAACTGTCTCACACGAGTTTATACATTATAAACAAGTTATGGATGGTAAGCAAATATCATCACATCCTGGAAGTCCTGCTGAAAATGAGGCAAATGCAAAAGCAGGTGAGATTATGCGGAAGTATGGAAAACTTCATCCAGAATTATTTGACCTGATGCCAATTAGGTAATTTAGTTCTTTTTGCCCGTGTAGCCCAACGGCAGGAGGCAAATGATTTAGGATCATTGTAGTGGAAGTTCGAATCTTCTCACGGGCATTAAATAAATAAATAATTGTAATATAGTTACTGCAATAATATTTGTAGTATTAAAAGTAAAGAATGAAAAATTTTCATCAATTTATATCGGAAGCAACTTCAGCATCAGTTCAGGCAAAACGTCTTGGACTTGTTGGCGATGGGCACGGGGGGTGGTATAATAGGGCTACCGGTGAATTTGAGGCAAAAACCGTGGGTGGTCAACTTAAGTATTTTAATAAGCGGCAGGTTATTGGTGGAAAAGATCCTAATCAAAGTGAATTTGAAAAAAATATTCCTCTTGGATCTTCTATTCCAAATCAACCTGTACCTCAACAAGAAGTTCCTGTAGAACAACAACCTCAAGAAGAAATTCCTCAAGAAGCACCTGTTGCAACTCCACCACCAGTTCCTAAAACTAATGGAACTCTTACGATTGCTTTTGGACGCTTTAATCCACCAACAGTTGGTCATCAACAATTGATGGATACTGCTGCAATGGCAGCAATGGAAGATGATGGTGATTATATTATTGTCCCTTCTCGTAGTCAGGATAAAAAGAAAAATCCATTAGATCCTGATACAAAAATTTCATATATGAGAAAGATGTTCCCGGATCATAGTGAAAGAATTGTAAATGATTCAAATTTTAGAACTATCTTTGATGTTCTTAAAAAGGCACATAACGATGGATATACCAATGTTAGAATCGTTGGTGGTTCAGATAGGGTTAAGGAATTTGAAAGATTATCCAATGATTACAATGGACAACTTTATCAATTTGATGTAATTGATGTAATTTCATCGGGAGATAGAGATCCTGATAGTAATAAAGGTGTGGAAGGAGTGTCTGCATCAAGACTTAGACTTGCAGCAGCTGAAGGTGATTTTATAACATTTAGATCTGGTCTTCCTGCTGGTATTAAAACTAAGGAAGCACTTCAACTTTTTGATCTTGTCAGACAAGGAATGGGTATTCGGGAAATACAACAAGAAGGATATAATACTTGGGAAATTGCACCAAAATTCGACTCACAATCGTTAAGGGAAAATTATATTGATAAAAATATTTTTAAAGTTGGAACTTTTGTCGAAAATTTAAATACTGGATTAAATGGTAAAATTATTCGTAGAGGAACTAATTATTTAATTTGTGTAACTGAAAATGGAATGATGTTTAAATCGTGGATTAAAGATGTAAAAGAATCTTATTCCGAAAAACACATGGATAGAATGATGAGACTTCCCGGAAAACCAAATACTCTAATTGGAACTCTTGGTGCTTTTAAATATGCTGCAATGATGACTCCGGGTGCAATTGGAACTGGTATGGAAAATATTCAAAGTGGTGGAAAACCTTATGGTGTTAATTTGATAAATAAAAATAGGAAAAAAGTAAAAGGTTAAATTTTTCATATGAAAAAGCATATTGCTGAGGATCTTCCTGCAAGAAAGCACCCACAGGCTCAAATGTCTGCACAAACAAAAAAACCAGAGGGTGCTCAAAAAAGACCTGGTGGAGGAGATGGTGCTGGTGGAAACAAAACACCAGAAGAAAGAATTAGTCAAGCTGCTTCAGATATTCGTTATCGAGCAAGAAGAGAAGATATTCCACTAAGACAAGCATATTCTCAATATATGCAAAATAGTTCAATGTCCGAACAGGAAAAATCTGCAGTAAGAGACAAACTTTTTGGTAAAGGTGGAATGCAATCCGAAGACTTTACCAATTACATGAAAGAATCTGCTTCAAATGCGGTTTCTAAAGCACTTTATAAAGTTTTTGTAGAAAAGAAAAGTGAAGTGATCGATTCGGATCAACTCAAGTATGGTTTGGAAGAAAAAGTAAATGATACTTCTGAGGGAAAAAAATATAAAGTAAGAGTTACTGATCCTAAAAATAATGTCACATATGTGAGATATGCAACTCGTCAAAAAATCAGTGAACTTAGGGGAAAGGGTCTTGAAGTTGAAATGACTGAATATGGAACTCCATATGAAGGTGAAAGAACAAAAGGTGAAAAAACTGCTGAAGTTTTAGGTAATAGAGCAAAAAAAGATTATGATGGTGATGGTAAAGTAGAAAGTGGTGCTAAAGAGTATCGTGGAGCAGTTCATAACGCTATTCAACGCAAGAAAGGTGGAGTTGCTGATGGTAAAGATACCTCAAGCGTAAAAGAAGGTTTTTTAGGTGAGGTAGCAGCAACTGCAAATTTGCCTCAAACTGATGCACCTCAAATAGTAAATCCAGATACTAATCCCACACAAATTGATTTTACTACTAAAAAAAATAAAATTGTTGTGAATCCAACTGACAATTCACAATCTAAATTGATGGCACATCATGAAATGGATGGTAATGTAATTGTTGAAAATGGATATTCCAAGTTTCTTAAAAAAGTTCATGCTCTTCAAGAAAAAGCAGAAAGTGAGCAACAGCAAAAACTTTTTGGACTCGCACTTTCAGTTAAAAGAGGTAAAACCTCAAGATCTGAAGTAAGTGCCGAAGTTCTTAAAATTGTAGACTCAATGAGTGAAAAAGAAATTCGCAAGTTTGCTAAAACTAAGCACGAAGGAATTCCTAAAAAAGTTCAAAAAGAAGAAACTGAATGTGGATCTGAAAAAGAAAATGAGGTAGATCGTCGTCCTCTTGCAACAGCAATTAATCTTGCAAAAAATAAAGCAAGAGCAATGGGTGCTAAAAATCCATTAGTAATGGTTGCTTCTGAAAATATTGAATCTGGACCAATTCTTCCTGGAGAAAAGGGAAAAAGAGTTTTTCCTAAAGGACAAGAACCCAAAGCGACTGGAGCAAAACTACCACTTCAAAAAGCACACTATGAATTGGAAGGTGAAGTTCTTGATGAGGAAATGCCAAAAAAAGCAAAAAAGAAACCATCTGAAGGAACTACAACTCTTTCACATATGGGAATCTATGGCAGAAAGCAAAAACAAAAGAAAACACCATTGAAAAGAATTTTTTCTGATAAAACAGATGATGATAGTCCTGATGATAATGATCCACGCAATCATCCTTCTCTAAGTGCCAGAGAAAGAAATCCAAATTTAAGATAATTATTTTCTAAATAAAGCAGGATACTCTTCACACGGAGGTTATTATGAGAGACGCACTAGTAGTGGTTGTTAAACCACTTATCATTTCAATTGCAACACATCCAGCAGTTAAAAATCTTGTTCTTGACTTACTTAAAAAGTATGTTGACAGCACAGATAATAGTATTGACAATGTAGTTTATGAACTTGTAAAGGAAAAAATCTTCCAACCACAAAGATAAAACTAATAAAAATTTAGTCAATATTCGGGAGACCAAACTTAAGGTCTCCTTTTTTTATAAATATCATTAGAAAAGAATTCACAGGTAAGAACAAATGTCTCTTTGGGGAAATAAAGATTCTTTAAATAATTTAACTGGAACTATAACAATCAATCTTGCAACTGAAACTGTAACTGGTAGTGGAACAACTTTTGTAACTGCAGGAATTTCTACTGGTGATATATTGGTAGTTGGTGCTGGTGGAACTTATGGTCAGGCAGTAATTTCTGGAGTAACTTCTGCTACCCAAATTTCAATTGCATCTACACAATTCTTGATTCCTCTCAATGGCGCAATTGCTGGAGCAGCATATACTGTAACAGAGAAACCAAAATTTACTCTTGAAGATGGTCAATACTTTGCACCAGATGTAAAGGCAAATAGATTTTCCGCTGTATTTGGTGTAGATGAACTTGAGGTTGCTGTTGCTGCTGGTAGAACGGTTGGTGGTAAAAATGCAGCATATGCAGTTGCACACTCTGGTTGGGTTGGCGTAACTACATATATTGATACTCATGGAAACTTTAGAGTCAAGAGTGAAGTTCTTGTTGCTGGTGGAATTTCAACATCACTAGATGCAGCAGACAACTTAAGATTTCCAAACAGTTGATAATATGATATGAGATTTGATGAATTGAATGAAGATAATTATTTAATCTTTGCTATAAAATTTTACGATAATCCTCAAGCATTGACTATGGAGGATTTTCAATCTGATTTGAAAAGAATAAGATATGTCAAGAGGTTACTGAAAAAATATAAAAATACAGGTGAGCTTCGAACTCACCTTATTTTAAATCATTTAACAATACTTTTTAATGTTTTCAATGATGCCGCTGTGCCATTGTTGTTTTATAATTTGGAAAAGGAATTATGGCCAACGATAAAAAGTTTTCTTTTATTTTTAAATAGATTTCCAGAATATCCAAAAACACATATGCATGATATTGAAGAAGATATAGAATGTTTGTCACAATTGCAAACAATTTAATGGATAAAGTAGAAAAATTAATTTTTATAATTCATAACATTAAAGAAGAAGCAGTTGCTTCTTCACCAACCAACTCTGCAAATTCTGCTGGATTAGGATTTAACCCAGACACAGAATCTCCACCGGTTGATTTAAGAAAAAAAAGAAACTGGAATATTTTTTTCAAAGATATGGTAAGAAGACAGCGAAAAATAAGAAAATAAATAATATTAGATTTGTTATGGGCAAATCTTACCACCGAGAAAAATGTTTAATCAAAACACCCCAGCAGAAACCAAGATTGCCGTATTAGAAGAAAGACTTTCATCATACGAACTTTTGTTGAAAAAGATTGATGAAGCAATTCAGATCATGGGTAAAACTAGTCAAAACATTAGTAAGATGTTAGCAGTCCATGATGAAAAAATTGAGCAATCTAGCAAAACAGATGAAATGATTTCTAAAATGATTAGTGAGTTAAAAGAAGATAATAAAGAACAGCACTCTAAAGTAACTGATAGAATTAAAGCATTAGAAACAAAAGTAGAAGATCTTGTTAAGTATCGTTGGATAATTGCAGGAATAGTAATCGTCGTATCGTTTGCAGTTTCTCAATCACCTATGGTTGTTGATATCTTGACTCCTAACCCAGAACCTGCTAGAATAGAGAACACGAAGTAATACCATCTTTATAATGGATTTGATTGATTCCAAGTATATTGGACTCGTTTCGTCACGTTTGCAGAAATTTAAAAGAGTCAAAGCGGATCTTTATAACTTCCGTTGTCCTCTTTGTGGCGACTCGCAGAAAAACAAAAGTAAAACAAGAGGATACTTCTACCAAGTAAAAAATAATACAAATTTCAAGTGCCATAATTGTGGGGCAAGTTTGTCCTTCAATAATTTTCTTAAAGAATTAGATCCAACTCTCCATAAGCAGTATGCAATGGAGAAGTTTAAGGAAGGTCATACTGGTAAAAACTTTGTTGTAGAGCAACCCAAGTTAGAGTTTGTAAAACCAGTATTCAAAACAAAACTTAATTTGCCAAAAGCATCTGAGAATCAGATTGCCCGCGAATATTTGGAAAAGAGAAAACTTGATCCTGAAAAGTTTTATTTTGCTGACAAATTCAAAGAATGGGCAAATACTCAAAAACATACCTTTAACACTATTGGTAAGGATGAATCTAGGATTATCATACCTCTATACGACATAGAAAAGAATCTGATTGGATTTCAAGGAAGAGCACTTGGTTCTTCTCCAAATAAATACATCACTGTCATGATTTCTAATGACTCGCCTAAACTTTACGGTCTTGAAAAGATTGATACATCAAAAACGATCTATATCGTTGAAGGTCCTTTCGACTCCACTTTCATTGAAAATGCTGTTGCTATGTGTGGGTCCGATGTTGATATTAGGTCGTTTGGTTGGAGCGATTATATTTGGGTTTTTGATAATGAACCACGCAATAGAGAAATCGTCAAACGAATATCAAAAACCATTGACAGAGGTGACCAAGTAGTGATCTGGCCCACAACTGTTCAGCACAAGGACATAAATGATATGATTCTTGCTGGACATGACGTTATGAATATGTTAAAATCAAATACATACGCAGGTTTAGAAGCACAAATTAAGTTTAACAACTGGAAAAAAGTATGAGCAACGGAACAAAAGTAGTCAAGAGAAGCGGCGATATTGAATCTCTTGATTTAAATAAACTACATGTAATGGTCGAAGAATCTTGTAGAGATCTTGCTGGAGTTTCTGCCTCTCAGGTTGAAATGCAATCTGGAATTCAATTCTACAATGGTATTACGACAGCAGAGATTCAAGAGATTTTAATTCGATCTGCTTCTGACCTAATCGATCTTGAGCATCCCAACTATCAATTTGTTGCTGCTCGTCTCTTGTTGTTTTCAATTCGGAAGCAAATTTTTGGAAGAATTTATGATAGTTTGACTGTGTTGGAGCATACACGCAAGTGTGTTGAAATGGGAGTTTATGATCCTGAAATTTTAAATCTTTATTCTGAAGAAGAATTTGAAAAGTTGGAATCTTTTATTGATCATGACCGTGACTATCTGTTTACTTATGCTGGTCTTCGTCAAGTAGTAGATAAGTATTTGGTTCAAGATCGCAGTACTGGCGAACTTTATGAAACGCCACAGTTTATGTATCTTTTGATTGCGGCAACTATATTTTCAAAGTATCCAAAAGAAACACGTTTAGATTACGTTAAGAAGTATTATGACGCAATCTCAAAGCACAAAATTAACATTCCTACACCAATCATGGCAGGTGTTAGAACCCCACTTCGCCAATTTGCAAGTTGCGTTCTTATTGATGTTGATGACACCCTTGACAGCATCTTCAGTTCTGATATGGCAATTGGTCGCTATGTGTCTCAAAGAGCAGGAATTGGTATCAACGCAGGTCGCATCAGGGGCATCAACTCTAAAATCAGAGGCGGAGAAGTTCAACATACAGGTGTTGTCCCATTCCTCAAAAAGTTTGAAGCAACTGTTAGATGTTGTACACAAAACGGGATTCGTGGTGGAAGTGCTACTGTCCATTTCCCAATCTGGCATCAAGAAATAGAAGACATTCTAGTTCTCAAAAATAACAAAGGGACCGAAGACAATCGTGTTCGCAAACTAGATTACTCTATCCAAATCAGCAAACTGTTCTATGAGCGTTTCATCCGTAATGAAGAGATTTCTCTCTTCTCTCCCCACTCCGTTCCTGGTCTGTATGATGCTTTTGGCACTGATGGATTTGACGACTTATATGTTCATTATGAGCGAGATGAATCTATTCCAAGAAAAATTATCGCAGCTCAAGAACTATTTCTTTCACTCCTAAAGGAACGTGCTGAAACTGGTCGTATTTACATTATGAATATTGACCATTGCAATTCACACTCATCCTTTGTGGATAAGGTTGAGATGAGTAACCTCTGCCAAGAAATTACTTTACCAACCAAACCTATTCAGCATATTGATGATCCTGATGGTGAAGTTGCGCTCTGCATTTTAAGTGCGATTAATATTGGCAAACTTAAATCCAATGATGAACTTGAAGTTCTTTGTGATCTTTCCGTTCGTTCTCTTGATGAACTAATTGACTATCAAAATTATCCCGTTAGAGCAGCGGAAATTGCCACCAGAGCACGTCGTTCGCTTGGGGTAGGTTATATTGGTCTCGCACATTATCTTGCCAAGCACGGGCAAAATTACAGTGATCCCGGTGCTTGGAAATTGGTGCATGATCTGACTGAGGCATTCCAGTATTACTTGATTAAAGCAACTGTCAGACTTGCTAGAGAAAAAGGTCCTTGCGAGTATTCTCACCGAACGAAATATGCTCAAGGCATTCTTCCGATAGATACTTATAAGAAAGACGTGGATGAAATTGTACCTAACGAACTTAAGTATGATTGGGAGTCGCTACGGGAGCAGGTTAAAAAGTATGGAGTACGGAACTCAACATTGTCCGCACAGATGCCATCGGAGAGCAGTTCCGTTGTGTCAAACGCAACCAACGGAATCGAACCACCTAGAGGATACTTGTCCGTTAAGAAGTCGAAGAAAGGACCTCTCAAGCAAATTGTTCCGCAGTATCAAACTCTTAAGAACAATTATACGCTTCTTTGGGATATGCCTAACAATCTTGGTTATATCAATATTGTTGCAGTTATGCAAAAATTCTTTGATCAGGCGATTTCTGGAAACTGGTCGTATAACCCACAGAATTATTCGGATAATGAAGTTCCTGTTAGCGTAATGGCACGCGATATGCTTGAAACCTATCGTCTGGGGCACAAAACAGCATATTATCAAAACACTTATGATATTAAGACTGATGAGGTAGTGGAAGAACCAAAAGAAGACCTTCAATCACTTCTCCAAGAACTTTCTGGTGCCGATGAAACAACTTGCGATAGTTGCTCTATTTAATAAAATCGCAAAAACCTATTATTATAAATAGTAATAGGTTTTTATTTTATCTTATGAAAGGTCGTATTTATAAAATAACAAATAAATTGAATGGAAAATTCTATGTTGATAAAACTATAAAATCTTTATCAACAAGATTTTATAATCACTGCTATGATGCACTTAAAAGAGATTCTACAACTTATTTCCACCGAGCAATTAGAAAATATGGAAAAGAAAATTTTGTTATTGAAGAAATTGAAGTATGTGAAAACAATTTAGGAAATAGAGAAATATTCTGGATTTCTACTTTAAACCCAGAATACAACCAAACTCTTGGTGGTGATGGTGGAATTCTTGGATATTCTCATACGCAAGAAACAAAGAAACTTATATCATCAAAAAGAAAAGGTAAATTTCTTGGAGAAGAAAATCCATTTTACAATCAAACACATACGAAAGAACAAAAGGAAAAATGGAGTAAGATGAGAAAGGGGCAACCATCTCCTTGTGGATTTTCTGGAAAATCGCACAAAGAAGAGAGTAAAAGTAAAACATCGCAAACACTCAAAAATAATCCAAATATAAAACGAACAAAAGTGTTTCAGTATGATATTGAAGGAAACTTTTTAAGAGAGTTTCAATCCATTAGCGATGCTGCTAAATTTGTGGAAACAAATCCATCCAACATTAAATATACTTGTGAAGGAAAATTTAATCATTGCAAAGGTTATAGGTGGAGTTATGTTAAAATTTAACTTAGTTAAATATTACAGTGTGAGTTAAAGTTAATTTGTTGAGGAAAGTATGGTTTTTAATTTTAAAACAAATTCAGAGGAAAAAAGCATGGTCGAATCAATGACCGTTTTTAATTCTCAAGAAATAGATACTAAAAAACAACCTATGTTTTTTGGGCAACCATTAGGATTGCAAAGATATGATCAATATAAGTATCCAATTTTTGACAAATTAACTCAACAACAATTAGGTTACTTTTGGAGACCTGAAGAAATTTCTTTACAGAAAGACAGGGGAGATTATCAAACTCTTCGTCCAGAACAGAAACATATTTTTACATCAAACTTAAAATATCAGATTATGCTTGATTCAGTTCAAGGAAGAGGTCCTGGTATGGCATTTGCCCCATACTGCTCTCTTCCAGAATTGGAAGCATGTATGAAGGTCTGGGAGTTTATGGAAATGATTCATTCTCGTTCTTATACATACATTATAAAAAATGTATATTCAGACCCTTCTGAAGTTTTCGATACGATTTTAAATGATGATCGTATTATGGAACGTGCTATTAGTGTCACTGAATCTTATAATGACTTTATCAACAGTGCTCAACATTATGGAACATCTAATGATTGGATTCATGCGTTAGAACAAGTTCCCACCGCACAAAGTACAAGATATGAACTTAAAAGAAAACTGTACAGAGCAGTTGCAAACGTTAATATTCTTGAAGGTATTCGCTTTTACGTCAGTTTCGCTTGCAGTTTTGCATTTGGCGAACTCAAGCTTATGGAAGGAAGTGCAAAGATCATCTCATTGATTGCTCGTGACGAAAGTCAGCATTTGGTCATCACACAAAACATTCTAAACAAGTGGAAAGAGGGTGATGACTCCGATATGAAGAAAATCTCACAAGAAGAAGAACAATGGGTTTATAAGACCTTTGAGAAGGCAGTCAATCAAGAAAAACTTTGGGCAGAGTATCTGTTCAAGAATGGTTCTATGATTGGACTCAATGATAAACTTCTTCAGCAATATGTCGAATGGGTTGCAAATCGTAGAATGAAAGCGATTGGTTTAAAACCACTTTATGACATTCCTGCGAAGAATAATCCACTTCCATGGACTTCTCATTGGTTAAATTCTAAATCCTTGCAGAACGCACCTCAAGAAGTGGAGATTGAACAATACTTAATTGGTGGCATTAAGCAAGACATGAAAAACGACACTTTTGCAAACTTTAAACTATGATTTCTAGTCATCATGAAATTGAGTGGAATCTTGAAGAAATGAAAACTGCCTATAAAGAAGCAGCAGAATCGGATAGATTTTTATTTGGAGACTTTGATTATTCTTATGTTTGGAAAGAATCGAATAGTAATGATGTTTATTAGAGTCCTTCGGGACTCTTTTTTTATAAATAAAATTATAAAGAACTAAGAAAGTAAAAATGCCTAGAATTACTGGATCTGATGCTTTGAGATTAATAGAAGCGTATGATGCTGTTTATGCTCCTCAAGAAGAGGTTGAACTCACTGAAGAGCAAGTTCAAGAAGATTTTGAGAACTGGGTAAATTCACTTGTAGAAGAAGGACATGATCTCAGTGAATATACATGGGAAGATATGTATGAAGCATATTTGATTGAAGGTCCTTATGATGCTGCTAATGTAAGACAAGCACAACAGTCACAGAGTTCTAGAAATCAAGCAGCATCTGCTGCTGCTGCTAGACAATCTGCACAAAGAAGATCACAAGATGTTGCTCAATATAGAGCATCTATGGGAACATCTCCAACAACATCAACAAGACCAATAACAACTACTTTTCAAAACACTGGCGGATTTGGTAGATATCAATCACCATCATCACAACAATATGGTAATCAATCTCGTTTTGCTGGTGCTCGTGATGCTGCTTTTGCAAGAGCAAGACAAATTCAAGGTTCTCCCGTAGTTGGTCCAAGGTTAGTTGGTCCAGGATCTTCTTCAACACCAGCAAGACCTACACAAGCGCCTGCAAGACCTGTAGCAACCGCTCCCGCTGCTCCTGCCGCTCCTAGACCAACACCAACAGCAGCAGTTCCAAATGCCCCTGCTGCTCCTAGACCTTCTCTTTCTCAACAAAGATCAGAACTTGAGCAAATGAGAAAAAGATCTCAACAGCGTATCATGGCACAAGGAGGAACTCCAGCAACTCCTCTAGTTCAATCATTTGACCCATTTGATATTGTAATGGGATATTTGATTGACGAAGGTTATGCTGAAACCGAAGAAGCAGCAACAGTCATTATGACAAACATGAGTGAGGAGTGGAAGGAAAGTATTCTTGATGAAGGATTTAAAAGGATGAATCGCTCAAAAATTGAAAAGCAAGCAAAAAGACTTGGTGGTGATAGGGGAGATATTCTCCGCGATGTTGCCAGCAGAATGGATACTCCTGCTGAAAGAAGATATTCCATATCACAAGCAAGAAGAAATAGAGCAGGTGGAGCTGGTAGCGAGTATAGAAAGGCACAAGAACTTAGAGCAAGAGATGATGCAAAGGCAGATTTTGAAAAATATGGTCTTCGCTGATTGAAAATATAAAAATTAATGAGGGTCTTAACCAACCCTCTTTTTTATAAATAACTAAAAAGTAAGAAAGAAAGATGAAGTCTTTTAGTCAGTTTTTGGAAGAATCCTATTTGAGTGAAGAAGAAGCAGTGCAAGGATCATTATTTACCCGCAGTGGAAAACCGCAAAATCTTAGAAAAGGAACACCATTTATTGCAACTGATCCTATTAAGCAAGGTCCAAGAAGTCCTTTACCTGATGCTCCAGAAAAAATAAAACAGTCTCCAGGTCAAATGCAAATTCCAGGAACTAATGTTGGTAGACCTGGTGATGCATCTAGAAATGAAGCAGAAAGAGTTGCTCAACAGGCACGACAAAGAGCATCCAATCCAAAACCACCAGCACCAACTTCAACACCTTCTGGAGGAAAACCACCTTCCGGTCCAAAATTAAAAGTTCCATCAGGTCTTGGAAAAGTTGCAAGAGTTGCTGGTAAAATTGCTGGACCTGCTGCTGCAGCACTTGATGTTGCAGACGAAAGATCAAAAGGATCTGGGTGGGTAAGATCACTTGCTAAAGGTGCTGCCGTTGCCGCTGGTGGTGCTTTAGGTGGTGCTGCTGGTAGTGTTGTTGGACCAGTTGGAACGGTTGCAGGAGCAACTGGCGGATCAATGGCAGCATCTAAGGCATTTGATGTTGCTGCTGGTGCTAATGCTGCTCAGAGAAAATCAATGGCAACTGCGAATCGTCAAGCACAGTCTGGAGGTTCTTTAAAAGGGATTGGTGGCAAAACAACCTTTGATACTAAAAAAAATACTATCACTACTGGTATTGGGTCACAAAGAAGAACTGCACAGTTAGGTAAAACTTCAGTTGTAACCGGTCCAGGTGGTAAGCAAGATGTAGGATATCTTGCATATAAAGGTGGTAAAGCAGTTTACAAGAGAGCAGATACTAAAAATCTTGCACAAACCTCTTCAAATCCACTAGAAAGAATCGGAAGATCACTTTTTGCTGGTGCATACAAGCAATCTGATGCTGCCGCTGCTGCTAAGAAACTCGCTGCTGCAAGACAATCTGATGTTGCTCGCAATAAAGCACTTGGTGTAAAAGCACTACCTGGTAAGTGATTTTTATAAATACCTTTATATAAAGGTATTAAATTTATAACCATGTCTAGAATTTCGCAAGATTTCATCAACAGTGTTGGATACTTGTATGAGGAAATCAATATCCAACAGAACGATTTTCTGAATGAAGATTCTCAATATTATGATGCCGAAGCATCAGAACTTGTAGAAGATATTCTTGCTACTATTTCTTCAATGATGGTTTATGAAGGATATAGTGCGGAAGGCATTATTGGATTTCTTGCAAATTCATCAGAAGAAACAATCATTGAAAAGTATTTGAGTTTTGATGAAAATGTTCTTACGGAAAGTGTCGTTTCTGAAGATTATATTGTAGAGCAGTTGGAAATTTTTGATGCTGCGATTAATGAGGGTATAGGATCATTAATTGGAAAGGTTGCAAAAGGTGCTGTTAGTCTTGCGGGAAGAGTGGCATCAAAACCTGCAAGAATGGCAGTTGCTAAAAAAATGATGAAAAGCAAAGATCCTGCTAAAACAGCAGCAGCGGTTGATAGACTTGCAAGAATGAAATTGAATAAGGCAGGTGCTCCTTCCGATGTAACTAAAAAACTTGTAGATGCTGCACCTGATGTTGCGACTAAAACGAGAATAGCAGCAACTGCTCCTGTTGTTGGTAAAGTTGTTAAAGGTGTTCAAAAAGTAAAAGATATTGCCAAAGGTGCAAAAGCAGCACTTCCAAAAATTGCTAAAGGTGCCGGAATCTTTGGATTAGGTGCTGCTGGTGGTTATGTTGGTGCAAAAATGGCAGGCGCTGGGTCTGAAACAAAATCAACAAATTCTCAAAAACCACCTGCTTCAGCAGATGCTCCATCAGCACCTTCTACACCAGGATCTAGAACACCTTCTACACCAGGATCTAGAACACCTTCTACACCAGGATCTAGAACACCTTCTACACCAGGATCTAGAACACCTTCTAAAC